CGGTATTCACGGACAATATGTTCGTTCAGCACGGGAACAATCGTCCCGCTGAACGTGAATTCGAGGACATTTCCGGGAACGGAATTCCACTTCAGCATAGCGGAAATCAGTACGTTGGTGTCAATGACAGCATAATAAACCATGCCATGTCCTCATTCCCGTGCCGCCGCGATTTCCGCATTGATTTCTTCCAGAGACATATCCGCGATGCCGTTTTCCTCGGCGATACGGCTTGCTTTCTTCATCGCTTCCAGACCGGGATTTTCCGGAACCGTATCGAGTTTCACAGAGAATGGAATTCCGTTTTCCAGAATCAGACGGGATACGCACATCCGGAGATAGGTCTGAAGGTCGATGCCGAGTTTTTCGCAGATCCCCATTGCCTTGATTTTCGCGGTTTCATCCGCACGGAACTGAATAAAAGAAGTTGCCATAGTATTTGCCTCCCTGTAAATTTCTTCACCTATAGTATATCACAATTTGATTACTTTTGCAATCACCTGATGTGAAATTTGCAGGCTGTTCATAAAAACAAAATACCTCGGCTGTCATACACACTTTCAGACATATCATTCCCACAGCGGATCGCTCTGTCCAACGCCATAATCGTGGCAACGGCACCGTCGATCTTCTCTGTGGATTTTTCTTTGTCCGGCTTGATGTTGCCCGCCGGGTCGGTGCGGATGAAGATATTGTCCATCATCCAGTGAAGTACCGGATGTCCGCCATGGACAATCTTTTCCTCAAGTACCAACTTCATCAGCTCCTTCGTCGGCGGGGACATATCCTTGAATCCCTGTCCGAACGGAACGACCGTGAATCCCATACCTTCAAGGTTCTGCACCATCTGCACGGCTCCCCAGCGGTCAAAGGCAATCTCTCGGATATTGAACCGTTCACCGAGTTTTTCGATGAAATTTTCGATGTAGCCGTAGTGAACCACATTTCCTTCGGTGGTCTGGAGATAACCTTGCCGCTCCCACACATCATACGGGACGTGATCCCGACGTACACGAAGTTCGAGGTTGTCTTCGGGAATCCAGAAATACGGGAGAATTACATACTTGTCATCCTCGTCTTCCGGCGGGAATACCAGAACGAACGCCGTGATGTCCGTGGTAGAGGACAGGTCAAGACCGCCGTAGCAGACTCTGCCTTCCAGATCATCTTCATTCACAGCAAACGAACATCGGTCCCACTTGTCCATCGGCATCCAGCGTATCGCCTGCTTGCCCCATTGGTTGAGTCGCAGCTGACGGAAGGCATTCTCTTCGCCCGGGTTCTGCTTGGCGGATTCGCAGGCATCCCGAACCTTGTCAATACCGACCGTGATACCGAGAGAAGGATTCGCTTTCTTCCAGATTTCGGGATCAGTCCAGTCATCGGATTCGTCCGCACCATAGATCACGGGATAGAAAGTATGGTCGATTTTTCTGCCTTCAATGATATCCTTCGCTTTCTGGTGAATCTCATAGCAGATAGACTTCGTATCGTTACCCGCTGTCGTAATCAGAAAATACAGCGGCTGCATTCGTGCATCACCGGAGCCTTTCGTCATGACATCGAACAGCTTACGGTTCGGCTGCGTGTGCAGTTCATCGAACACTACGCCGTGGGTATTAAAGCCGTGCTTGTTGCCAACATCAGCGGAAAGCACTTGATAGATACTGCCGGTCGGGATATAAATCAGCCGTTTCTGCGACTCCAGAATCTTTACCCGCTTCGAGAGAGCCGGACACATCCGAACCATGTCGGCGGCTACGTTGAAGACAATGGACGCCTGCTGTCGGTCAGCGGCACAGCCATAAACTTCCGCACGTTCCTCACCGTCACCGCAGGTCAGCAGTAATGCGACAGCGGCGGCGAGTTCGGATTTGCCTTGTTTCTTCGGAATTTCGATGTATGCGGTATTGAATTGACGGTAACCGTTCGGCTTGATCGTTCCGAAGATATCGCGGATGATTTTCTCCTGCCAGTCGATCAATTCAAATGGTTTTCTCGCCCATGTGCCTTTGGTGTGGCACAGGCTTTCGATGAAGGTAACGGCGAAATCCGCAGCGGTTTTATCGTAGTGGGAATCCTCCGCCATGAATTCCGTAGGCGTGTATTTCTTCAGCTTACGAATAGGCACCACCTCCAAAATGGCATAAAAATAGCCGCTACCATACTTGGTGCGACCGTCGTATACGAGGAACAGAGCCTCTCGGCTCATGCTCCGTTGTCTGTTTTCAGTTGTAATCCTTCATCAGGATCGCCAGGGCGGTTTCGGTGTCTGCATCAACCGGTTCGATGTCCCACTCTCTGTCGTAGTTGCACACGATTTCGCCGTTCCTCTTAAGCATCAGCTTGGAAATCCGTCCTTCGTCGATGCCGAACCGGGAACCTTCCTCGTAATGCTTGACCCAGTAATGGAAAATGCTTTTGCCGATTCTGATCGTTCCTTCGTTCCACATAATTCTGTCCTCCGTGTTGTGTGTTGTTTTCCTTTCGGTACACACATATTACCTCTAACTCGGTAGAATAGCAAGTCATATCGGAGATATATACTACACAATCATTCGGAGGGGAAACTGTGGATTTTACTGCTCTTCCCCCACTGAATCCGCCACACCTTGTTTCAGAATCTGCGGCTCGAATTCGCATTCATGGTAGCCGTCCAGAATGGTTTTGTAGTAGAATGGGCTGGGCATTCCGAGCGGTCTGCCGTCGTTCATGATGTACGCCATCGCCTGTACCTTCCGTCTGCCAAGTTTGACCGTTACGTTCTCCTTCCGGTAAAGGAACGGCCAGCCTTCGTAACGGTCGAGTGCCGACTCGTCCGCCGCCGTGATTGCCCACAGCAGAACCGGTACGCTGCCGCCTTCGTATGGCTCTACGGTTGCAACAGCACCGCCGTGTCCGCCTCTGAAAAGCAGTCGGTAGTTCTTCAGTTCACTGGTACCGAGGATCGTTGCTGTCGGGCAGCGGTATGCCATCTGGTCGAGGTTCAGGTTGCTTCCGTATGCGAGATAAATTTTGGGATACATTATTTCTTCCTCCTATGTTCGAGGGTTCGTGACCCTTCTACCACCACAAGGGCGGTCATGCCGCCTTTATGGGTTTGCGGGGTCTGTCCCCTCGGTCAGCCTTTCTGCTTGCCGCCGTTCCTTCAAGCGGCGGGGGTGCCGAATCTCCATGCCGCCGATCCGTCAAGGTGCTTTGTGAGGTGTTCGCGGCAGTTTTTGAATTCGTCCCCGATGAAACCGATCCGGTTGAGGTATGTCCGCATGGCGAACTTTTCGTTCTCGACCTGCGGTTTCTTCGTGCTTGCAGAACGCTGTGTCAGTGCCTGATGGTTAAGGGCAAGGGCGAGGACTATGTAGCTCCGGATTTCGCCTGCGTGGAGGGTGCTGTTGAACCCTCTCAGTTCAACCGTGCGGTGTCCGTGGAAAAAGCTGTGGAGGTTGGCGAAATGGTAACGGCTGTCGTGGTAGTGGGTGTCTCTTGCTCCATAGTAACCGTCGTACCAGATGTTCTCGATGGTCTCAAAATCCAGTTTCTTGACTCTGTTCAGCTTCTCGACCAGCTCGCTGTCCATCTTCTTGCAGAATCTTGCGCGTTCGGGGTTGATCTGGAGAGCCTTGTAAAGGAGGTCGTTCTTGCTTGCGATGATGTTGATGAAGTTGCGGATGCTCTTCGGCGTGTGGTTGGAACCGTCGAGGTGAATGTGGATGCCGCAGGAGTTGTTGGGGAAGCCGCCTGCCTTGCGGAGTTCTCTGACCAGACCCTGCAGGGTTTCGATGTCCTCGCGGTAGGTGAGGATCGGGCTGACCATCTCGACGCTGTAGTCTTTGTCCGCTCTGACCTTCTGGCCGTTTTCCTTGCGCTGGGTGTTGATGCTGCCGTCGCTCATGAACTTCCACTTGCGTCCGTCTGCCTGTGCAACTTCGTAGGTGCGGTAGTAGGTTCCGATGTATTCGCAGGTGCCGTTCAGGAAAGCGGCTGCGGTCTTTGCGGCGTGTTTCTTGCAGTTACGAAGTAACTGCGGTGATTGCCGGTGAACTCGATCTCGATTCCAAATCTTGTGGTAAGCATTGTGTGTACCTCTCTGTCTGTGTTTGTTTCCCTTGCGGTACACACATATTACCTCTAAGTCAGTAGAATAGCAAGTCATGTTCGAGATATATAGTACACAATCATTTCGGGGTGATACTGTGTATTTTACAGCAGGAATCCTCACTCGGTACGCATCGTCTGCCATGAACCGTTCCATGTTTACGAATGCATTGAACAGAAATCCGTAGAATGCATCGTTCTCCATGTTGTCGTTCTTGATTTTACCGGCAGAGCCTTCGTAATTGACGTTGTACGGCGGATCGGTGATGACAAGATTCGCCTTGGTATCACCCATCAGCATTTCGTATGTATGCGGAAGCGTGCTGTCCCCGCAGATCAGCCTGTGCCGACCGAGCGTCCAGATATCTCCTGGCTTGGTGATGGTCGGTTTCTTCAACTCGGATTCTACATCAAAATCGTCGTCCTTGATTCCGTCCTTCAAGCTGTCCTTGAAGAGGTCATCAATCTCGGCAGGCTCGAAACCAGTGAGGGACACATCGAAATCCGCGCCCTGCAGATCGGTGATGAGCAGAGCCAGCTTTTCCTTGTCCCATTCGCCGGAAATTTTGTTGAGGGCGATGTTGAGAGCCTTTTCCTTATCTTCGGAAAGTTCCACCACAACACAGTCCACCTCGGTGATGCCCATATCGATTAGAACCTTGAGTCTCTGATGACCGCCGACCACACGACCGGTAGTTTTGTTCCAGATGACCGGTTCGACATACCCGAACTGCTCGATGGAGCGTTTCAGTTTCTCATATTCGGCATCACCAGGCTTCAGATTCTTTCGCGGATTGTATTCCGCAGGCAGAAGATCTGCTGTGTTTTTCTTTTCGATTACCATACAAGACCCCACTCAGCGAAGGCTTCAAATCCCCCACGTTCGGAAATGAACGCTCTCGCTGTTTCTACGATTTCTTCGTAAGGAATACCGTTCACGGTTTCATCCCCGATAGCACAGCACAGTTCCACAGTCTTTCCGGTTCGCTGTGCTTCGAGCCATGCGTAGATATTTACGCTGACATCCGCTTTGGACAGATCCTTGCCATGCAGACCGCCGCCGGTTACGCTGTCAGCCATATCACTGCCCAGCTTGCGGTTCGTGGCTCCGGTGTCCACATCCATACCGCCCGTCCAATCACCAAGGGGATTTACAATGGCTTCGGGGTATGCAGTACGGAGTGCAGCCGTATCGACATTGCTCTGACAGATGATAAGCCGATCCCCATCAAGAACGGACTTTCCATCAAATGGGAATCTTTTGTACATGGATTTTACGATGCCGGTCAGCTTCTTCTGTTCGGCTGTCATCGGCACACCCTTGAAAATACCGTTGTCACCACAGCGGATGGCATTGCTTTGATTTCTGGACAGATGCACATCCTGTGCCACCTCTGTGTATTCCACGGCGAAGTTTTCTCCGGCAATACGGTGTACGGCTGCGGTCACATCCATCACGGAAAGATGTACGGATGTTTCTACAATGATATGGCAAACATGATGACCAATCAGAATCTCCACGGCAATGCGGGGATTCCGCTCGGTTCGATATGCCATATCCACCAGAGCACCGGCGATGCGGTCAGCGATTTTGTCCGGGTGGGACGGGTTTACCTTTTCAAACATTATCCTTTTCCTTTCCTTGCTTCAAGAAGTCGTTCCATAACATCGTCCTCGGGTGACGCACCGCCGTATTCGCCGGAGCAGTTTTCCTTGACAATCTGGAATATCTCCGACCACAGACGGTTCGCCTGGGTCATATAAGTGTTACCAATCGCCACATAAGGTGACTGGATCGCCGCGCCTGTAGTCGGATGCTTTGCGAGGAAACCGAGTTCACTGGTGATCGTTTCGCACTGAATCCATCTCGCACTTGCCATTGCATATCGTTCGATCAGCTGCGGTGAGACAATGGCGGCACATTTGCGTTCGGCAAGCCATCGCCACACGTTTTCATAAATCTCGGCGGCACAGAGCGTCGAGCCGTCCTTTTGTTTTGCGGATAGGTAATCGGAAGGTTTCGGCATGACCTGACCTTCCAGATCGACCGCGCTGTCTTTGAACTCAATGACCGTCAGCGGTCTTTTGCCGGGATTTCCGTCCAGAATCTTATCGGAAAGCGGCTTTTTCGGTCTGCCGCCGGAGCCGGGTTTCGGACCCCTCTGACCCATTTTTTACATACCTCCTTTCGCCCGGGGGCTATTCCCCCGAAAACTTTTGCGAATTTGCGCACGCGACCCCACGCCCGTTGCACACCATGAAAGCTGTAGAGATTTTGATCCCCCTACCGGGCTTGACATTTAAATCAAAATATGATATAATTTCAACATACTCAAATATAGTTTGTAATGTTTTTTGGCACAGCTCATTGGGCTGAAATCCCCGTGGATGAGATCTCACTCTTCTTAACCCTTGTTCAGACCCTTATTGCAATTATCGATTACGTGGATTTTGAGGAGGTAATCAACATGACAAACAGTTTATTGGTGGAATGCGGCACGCACGGAGTGGTCCAAGACTGTGGGAATGCCAGAGATATTACAAGTGCCGAGTAGGTTCAAACCCTGCCCCCTCCGCCATACGAGAGACTTCCTAAAAAAGGTGGTCTCTTTTTTTATGCCATCGGTCACCGTGCTCGGCATGAAGTCTTGCGTGACAGGCTTTGCACAGAGCGATGAGATTCTCCTCATTGTGCGTACCACCTTCCGACAACGGAACTTTGTGGTGTATCTCTTCGGTCGGGATCAGCTGTCCGTTCTTCTGACACAATTCGCACAGCGGATGCGCCGCAGCATATCGGTCGCGGATGCGTTTCCACGCTCTGCCGTAACGTCTGCGGACAGTGGGATCGCGGTCGTATTTTTCGTAGCGTTTTGCTTCTGCCTTGGCGTGTTCCTCGCAGAACCGACCGTTGGTCAGCTTGGGACAGCCGGGATGGGAGCAAGGACGCTTGGGTTTCGTGGGCATTGGTTCTCCTTTGGGGATGACAAAAGCCATCGCAGGATTTACTCCCGTGATGGCTTTCGTTGTATTTTTTGGTATTATAATTATATCATAAGACCATAGTGTCTTTCAATGTCTTTTAGTGCCCAATTACTCCGTTGATTTTGCATTCTTCAACGGCACGGTTATGGAGTTTATGAATGTATCTCAGATCGTATCCCATAATCACGGCGATCTGTTCCCATGTCTTGAAACAAAGGTATCTGAGTTCCAAAAGGGTCTGCAGTTCCGTGTTGCTCACCGCTTTGATTACCGACACCATCTCCCGTTTCAGATCCACGAGGTTGTCGATATCACGGTTGATCTCGTTTTCCAGATCGATGATCTTCACGATGATGTCCTCCATCCGATGTACATTCCGTGTGCCGCTGGGAGCGACATCGGAGAGGGTGGACGTTGCTTTGGTGGCGAGGTCACGAAGGGACATAACCTGCTCCAGTTTGGAGTTGATCCGCTGATCGAGCCGGTACGCCTGACCGAGATATTCTTTTGCTGTCATTTTGTTACCTCCAGATTTGCCTTGACCGCATCAATGAGTGCGGACTGCGTTTTGTCTTTTTTGCGGAGAGCGTTCATAATCCGCTCGTCGATGGTGTTTTCTGCGATGATGTGGTGGATAAC